CGTTCTACATTATCACTGATGTGCCTAACGGTATGAAGTATTTCGAAAGAACTCCAATCAGAACAGCGATGGAAGGTGATTTCGATACTGGAAACGTAAGATACAAAGCTAGAGAAAGATACAGATTTGGTGTATCTGACTACAGAGGTATCTTTGGTGTTGAAGGTGCATAATACTTAATAATTTTGAGGCGGGACACAATCCCGCCTCATTTCAAAGATAGAAAGCATAATGATTAAAATTCTAGTAAATATCTGGGCTTATGACCATCACGGTAAATTTATAGTTAAATGTGAAGATAACCCAGCCTCGCTAGAAAAAGCTATACTTGACAAGTTAGGAGAAAAAAGTATAGTTTGGGAATATCTTGGAATATCTTATGATAACAAGATAAACAGAATAACCTATGAGGAGGTTATTAATGGAGAAGATGATGCAACACTTGAACGACCTTTACACAAAGAAGAAGGGTCTAGATCTTCAGTGGGAGCAAGAGCATCTTAAAGAGGGTAGATACACTCTCGATATGGTTAAAATTGACAGAAAAGTCAGAGAAGTAATTAGCCATATTAAACTTGCAGAGGCTAAAAAAGCTGAAATGCAAAATAAAATAGACGCTGCCGCTCCTCAAGTTTCTGTAGCTACTTAATAAAAAGCTACATCGTTGGAAAAAAACCACTCCACATTACAGGCTCTCTTGCGCTCTACTAAAAACTAGTATATAAAATAATTACTATACAATTAAATTAGAACATAGACCCGTATAGTGGACGGCCTAGAGACTATGTTCGGAAAAACTAGGAGGATATAATTATGGCAGGAACACACTTTAGAAACCCAGTAATGTTTGCAGGGTTATCTAATAACACTAAATGGTTTAAGGATTTACCAGTAGACAATAATCCTAACTTTATATGTTATAAAGACGATTTTATTTATAACACATTACCTTCAGCAGAGTGGTCAACATCTATCGCAGATGGTGGAGCATCAGCTGGAATCTCTAATGAAGTAGGCGGAGCAGTAACTTTGACTTCGGCTAACACTACAGACAACAACGGTTTGGCTTTAGTAAAAACTGCAAACACTTTTCAAGCGGTGGCAGAAACTAAAGACAGCACGGGAGCAATCACTAACCCAGGTACAGTTATTTGGTACGAAGCAAGAATTCAAAACAACGATGCTAATGCTACTGACTACGGAACTGGATTAGTTGAAACTTTCACAGGAACTTCTGGATGGAGATCTGCAAACAGAATCTCTATTGAGTCTAATAATGGTGAACAGTTTTACAGATTTGTAACTAAAAATGCTGATGGAACAAATCAGGTTCAACACACTGCATACACTATTACTGATAGTGCTTATGACACTGTAGGATTTAGAGTTGACAAAGCTGGAAAAGTTGAGTTTTTTGTTAACAGAGCTCTAGCAGCTACTGTTACATCAAACATTAATACTGATGATATGCAAATGTTTGCAGCTTCAGTATCAGCTTCTGCATCAGGTCAGAGAGTAACAAAGTTAGATTATATTAGTTGTACTCAGAACAGAAATGCTTCTGAGCTTATTGGTAATATCTAATAATTAAATTAATGTGGGCCTTCGGGCCCACATAAAATTTTAAGGAGAAAAAATGACAACATTTGGATCATCACAAGATGGAGTGGCGACTAACGTAACTACAGAGACTAAAACTCTTCAAGTTGGTAGAACTAGAGTGTACGGAGTGCATGTATCTGGTCCTAACGTAGCTGGTGTTTTAGATATCAAAGATGGCTCAACGTCTAAAGTAAAATTAAATAAGGCTGCTCATGTTCATGACATGACAATTAATTTTCCTGTACCAATTTTATTTAAGACTAATGTTAATACTGCTTTTACTACAGAGCAGATTACAGCTATCACTGTGTTTCATAGTGGCGGAAGCAACTCGTAGGAGGTTTACGTGGCTTTTTCAGGCACAAGTACATTCGAGAAATTTCTCTCGATCGACGATATTATAACTGAATCTTTTGAAAGATTAGGATTCTTTGATTACTCTGGTAATGATTTAAGATCAGCTAGACGTTCTTTAAATATAATGTTTCAAGAATGGGATAATAGAGGTCTACATTTTTGGGAAGTTGCAAGAACTGCAATTACACTTGTATCTGGTCAAAACGAATATACAATCTTTAGATCCCCATCTGACGGAAACGCAAACGGAATAACTACAACTTTATCATCTGGTATTTCAGCGAGCGCAACAACTATTCCTGTAGCCTCTACAAAAAACATGAACTCTACAGGTAAGATTAGAATTAACTCTGAAGTAATTATTTATACTTCTATTTCTGGAAATAATATAATTTGTGAAGCTTCTGGTCGAGGAGCAGATGATACAACAGCAGCAGCTCACAGTTCTGGTGATGCAGTTACAAATTTTGTTGATATGGTTTCAGATATTCTTGAAGCTAGTTTTAGAAACACAAGTGATGTAGACACACCACTTTCTAAAATTAACAGATCTCAGTATCAAGCTTTTTCAAATAAAAGTTCTACAGGTCAACCATCACAATATTTTGTGCAAAGATTTATAGATAAAGTCACAATTACTTTATATTTAACACCTGGAGATACACAAGCAGGTAATTTTATTTATTTTTATTATGTTAAAAGAATTCAAGATGCAGGTAAATATACTAACGAAGCTGATGTAGTTAATAGATTTGTGCCTTGTATGTGTGCAGGTTTAGCTTATTATATGGCTATGAAAAAAGCACCACAAAGAACTCAAGAAATGAAATTAATTTATGAAGATGAATTACAAAGAGCATTAACGGAAGATGGATCACCTGCTAGTGTTTACATCTCACCTAAAACTTATTATCCGGAGATATAATGTCAAAGTTTGCAAAAGGTAAATACGCATTAGCAATATCAGATAGAAGTGGTCAAGCATTTCCATGGAGAGAGATGGTTACAGAATGGAATGGTGCATTTGTTCACATGTCAGAATATGAACCAAAGCAACCACAATTAGAACCAAAACCTTTTGTAGCTGATCCACAAGGTTTAGAACAAGCAAGACCTCAACGTTTTCCACCTGATCAAATAGGTGGTGGAAACATGGTAGCTAATTTAACTTTACCTGGAGATTTTGCTTTTTCAGATTTAAATAATAATAGTATGGTGCCTGAAGATCCAGGTCAAGTAAACAGTAGAAGACAGGCTCAAATGTTATTAGGAAAGGTCACGGTAAGTATAACATGACGTATACAGAATTAGTACAAAAAATAAGAGATTACACAGAAGTTACAAGTACAGTTTTAACTGACACGATTGTAAATGGATTTATTGAAAATGCAGAGTTTAGAATTTTAAGAGATGTAGATTCTGATAATAACAGAAGATATGTAACGGCTCAATTAATTGCAGGAACAAGATTTATTGATACGCCTGATAATTTACTTGTAATTAGATCGGCTCAAATCGTGGATTCTGATGGAACAGCCAATCCTGATAATAGAGAGTTTTTACAATACAGAGATACTAGTTTTATGTCTGAATTTAATAATTTAAACTCTCAAGGAGTGCCTAAATATTACAGTAATTGGGATGAGGACACAGTCGTTGTGGCTCCTACTCCGGATGCTACCTACACAATTCAGTTAAATTATATCTTGAAACCTGCTGGATTATCGAGTACAGTTTCTACTACATATTTAAGTCTGCAATTTCCCAACGGACTTTTGTATGCATGTCTAGTTGAGGCATATGGTTTTCTAAAAGGGCCAAATGATCTCTTGCAATTATACGAAGGAAAGTATAAACAAGCGATAGAAGGCTTCTCAATAGAACAAATGGGAAGAAGAAGACGAGATGAATATCAAAGTGGTGTTCCTCGTATAGGTAAATAGGAGAAAATAAATATGGCTATAACACAAGCAATTGCAAACTCTTTTAAAAAACAATTATTAGATGGTGATCAGGATTTTACTGCAGCACCTTCTGGTGATATTTTTAAAATAGCTCTTTATACTTCTTCAGCAACTCTAAACTCAGCTACAACTTCTTTGTTAACTAGCTCACCTACTCATGAAGTTCCAAACTCTGGACAATACACAGCAGGTGGTGGAAAATTAGTTAACTTAGCAACTTCAATCACAGCTGGTGTAGCAAGATGTGACTTCGCAGACAGATCGTTTACGAACGTTACTATTACTGCTAGAGGAGCTTTAATCTATAACACATCGTTCTCAAATTCAGCGGTGGCAGTTTTAGATTTTGGAGCAGATAAAACAGCTACATCTGGAGTTTTCACAATTCAGTTTCCGGCTAATACATCAACAGCAGCGATTCTAAGGATCTCTGGTTAATCGTAGGAGGTAAACTCCTATGGCATCTGGAACTTGGGGTACTGGCTTTTGGGGTCAAAACCAATGGAACGATACAGCAGACCCGACTTTTACAGTTACGGGTATTGCCTTTACTGCATCTTTAGGTGACGAAACAACTGTTGGTGAAATTAATACTGGCTGGGGTAGACTAGCCTGGAATGATTCTGCATGGGGTATTGCAGGAAATCTTATAGCTCCTGGTCAAGCACTTACTGGTGCACTAGGTAATGAAACTATTTCTATTGATGTAACTACCGGTCCAGGTACAAATAATAATCAACTTATTACAACAACCCTTAACGATGTAACTATAGACATTGTTGGAAAAGTATTTCCAACAGGTTTTGGAATGACTTCATCTTTAGGAACAGCTGATGCTGGTCCTGATGCAATGGCTACAGGCATTGCAATGTCCATGGGTCTTGGAAGTGTTCAAGCTTATAATCAAACAGGTTGGGGCAGACAAGAATGGAGTGAAAATGGTTGGGGTGTTGAAGGTCAATTTGCAAATGTTGACCTAACAGGTATTGCAATGACTGCTGGATTAGGAACAGCAAGTATGAAAGGGGAACTTGTAGTTACTCTTAATACTTTAAACGTAGCACAAGCAACTTTAGGTGATGTTGATCCAGCCCCTGATGCAAACTTTACTGGGATACCAATGGTTGCAAATTTGGGAACTGCTTTAGGTTTAGCTGGAGCAGGTGCAAGTCCTACAGGTATTCCAATGACTGCTGGATTAGGAACAGCTGCGGGTGTCCCTGGACAAACTATTGTACCAACAGGTTTCCCTTTAAATAATCAATTAGCTAGTGTTACTGTTGCAATTCATATTGACATTCAACTTACAGGTTTAAGCTTGACTATGAACCAAGGATCTGGTAGTGCTTTAATCTGGAACGAAGTTAACACAGGTTCAGCGCCTATAACACCTCCAGGATGGCAAGAGGTAGCTGCATAATGAGTTTGACAGAAACTCATATTTTTAATAAAATGAACGTATAAGGAATTAAAAAATGGCGAATTCAACATCTGCTAACCTAAAACTTACAGTACAAGCAACCGGTGAAAACTCGGGAACTTGGGGTCAAATTACAAATACAAACTTACTTATTTTAGAACAAGCTATTGGTGGTTTTACAACTTTTAACTTAACTAATGCTAACAGATCTTTAACTTTTACAAATGGTGCATTATCTAATGGTAAAAATGACGTTATTAAATTAACAGGTACTTTAGCAGCGAACAGAACAGTATCTATCCCAGATTCAATTGAAAAAGTTTATCACGTACAAAACGCATGTGACCATGCAGGAAACACTTTAACTTTCAAAACATCATCAGGTACAGGTGTTCTTTTATGTGAAGGAAACAACTATGTATTATACTCTGATGGTACAAATATCGTAAAATTATCTGAGCAAAGAAACTGGAGAGTGGTTTCAGCAGCAGAAACAGTTCAAGCTGGAGCTCAACTTTTAGTAAATACAAATGGTGGGGGAGTAACAATTACGCTTCCAGCGTCGCCTGCAACTGGCGATGAGGTTTCATTTGTAGATCAAGGATATGACTTTAATAGTAACGCATTGACTGTTGGAAGAAATTCTTCTAATATAGCTAACGCAGCATCTGATCTAGTAGTCAATACACAAGGCGCAGCTTTTTGTTTAGTCTTTTCAGGAGATGCAACAACAGGCTGGACGTATAAGGAGAAATAATAGATGTCAAATTACGAAGCAACAAGATACGATTTCGATGGAGCAAACCTTACTGGTATCGAAGGAATTCCTACAGCAACTATTGTGCCGTGGTCTTCTTCTTCAGTCCCAACAGGTTTTTTAGAGTGTAATGGTGCATTAGTCTCAAGAAGCACATACTCAGCTTTATTTGCTATTATAGGTACAACTTACGGAGCTGGAGATGGTGCAACGACTTTTAAATTACCTGATTTACAAGACAACGTAGCTTTAGGAAAATCTGGAACTAAAGCTTTAGGATCAACGGGCGGAGCAAATACGGTGGCTGCAAGTGGAACTGTTGGTGGTACAACAGCTAATGCAACTTTATCTGAAGCTCAATTAGCTACTCACTCTCACCCAGGTGGTGGAACAGCAGCATCAAGACCGGCTGAGCCTAATGCTAACTCACCTTTTCCTTTTAATACTGGGGCTAATACTGGTGACACAGGAGATGGTACAGGTCACCAACACAATATGAGTGCTACGTTTTCAGGAACTGCTACATCAGTTGTACAACCTTATTTAGCTGTAATTTATATTATTAAAACTTAGGAGAAAAGATGGCAACAAATGCAACATGGACTGTAATATTCGAAGATAAAAGAATTATCAAACAACAAGGAGATGGTAAGGGAGCTTACAAAATAGTTGATGATGATTTTTGGGGATTATCTAAATGGTCAAACATATGGGCTATTCAATACGGAACTTCTAATCCAAGTGACGCTGTAGAATATAGAGATGAAACTCCTCACTCTACTTGGGAAGCTGCTAACTTAGGAGACTTTCAAGATTTTATTAGTAGATGGGATTCAGCTCATTTAGCTGCATTACAAGCTGATTGGGACGCTGACACTAGAGATGAGTCAGAAAAAGGCGCAAGACCTACATCATACACTTCTTAATAACATCCAAGACGTTAATATATATTTTTCACCTTTTAATGGTGGATTACCTCTATGAACGTAAGGAAAACCTGCAGGCCAAATAGCTATTCTACCTTTTTTAGGTTTTACTCTTATAGATTGATTTAAAAATTCTGTTTCTCCTCCATCTTCAACATCATTTAAATAAATAGAGTATGCAAAAGCACGAGGTTCTGTTTCAAAACCTACATGATGTTCAGTATGCCAAACATGATATCCCTCTCCAGGTAAAGTTTTTTGTATTTTTAATTGTGTGTAATGAAAAGGTTCATGATTAAATACTGCATCTGCGCCTGTTGTAGTTATATAATGATTAAAGGCTATTTCAAAATTTACAATTAAAGTCCTTAAATTAGTCCACCATGTATCTATATTTTTTGCATGAGCAAAAAACTGAGTATCTTTTTTTCTAAGGCTATCTGAATTTTCAAATTTTTTTCTATTTAAGGTATTATGAAATCTATCTTGTTCTTCAAACAATTTAATGGCTTTATCACATTCTTCATCCATAATGTAATTATCATAAGTGCCAATAAAATTTTCTATTTTAGCCGTTTTTTCCATATAATTTTGTATCTTTCATTATAAGTATTATTGATATATAACACCACTATATGCTACAAAAACTAAAATTCAAGTCGGGATTTAATAAACAAGATACAGAATCAGGTGCTGAAGGACAATGGACAGACGGTGATTTTGTAAGATTTAGATATGGATTGCCTGAAAAAATAGGTGGTTGGTTACAACTAACTGCAGCAAATAAAACTTTACCAGGAGCTGCAAGAGCTCAGGTTTCATTTTCTAGTTTTGCAGGTGAAAAGTATGCTGCAATTGGAACATCTCAAGGTTTATTTTTATATTATGGTAATGATTTTTATGACATTTCTCCATTAGATACAGCTATCACTGGTGGAACTTTAACAACAGTCAATGGATCAAGAACGGTAACTATTAATAAAGGTTCTCACGGTTTAGCTGTTGGAAGATATGTGACTCTTTCATCTGTTACGGTAACAGGTGCATCTGATTTTACAGCAGCAGAATTACAACAACCTTATGAAATATTAACTGTTCCTGACATAGATAAATTTACAGTTCAAGCTTCACGTGCTGAAGGAGGAACTGGTATGACTGCAGCTGGAGCTGTAACTGTCAATCCTTACGTTGAAGTTGGACCAACAACACAAACCACTGGATATGGATGGGGCACATCTACATGGAACACATCCACATGGGGAACAGCTAGAGCAACAAGTGACGTAACTCTGGATCCAGGAAACTGGAGTCTTGACAACTTTGGTCAAGTATTAGTTGCAACTATATTTAATGGTAAAACATTTACTTGGGATGCTGGAGCATCAGGAGCTAGAACTATTCGAGCTTCACAAACTACATCTGGCTTTGTAACAACAGGTAATCCTTCAACAACTCGATTTACATTAGTTTCAGATAGAGATAGACACTTATTTCATTTTGGAACAGAAACAACTATTGGAACACCAGCAACTCAAGATCCAATGTTTGTAAGATTTTCTAATCAAGAAGATTTAAATACATATGCACCTACATCTACGAACACTGCAGGGACATTTAGATTAGATACAGGTAATGAAATAAGAGCAGCCATTCAAGGTAAAGATTATGTTTTTGTATTAACTGATCTAGCAGCTTATGTCATTCAATTTGTTGGGCCACCGTTTACATTTAGTGTTAGACAAGTTGGTACAAACTGTGGATGCATAGGTCAACATGCAGCCACCTTTGTTAATGGATCTGTATTTTGGATGGGATCACAAGGTGGTTTTTTTGTTTTTGACGGAACAGTAAAATCATTACCATCACTTGTAGAAGATTTTGTATTTAGTACAGACGGTGATAATTTAGGACTAAACTTTAATTCAAGGGATGTAATATTTTCAGGTGCTAATAATTTATACACAGAGGTAAATTGGTTTTATCCAAAATCAGGGTCAGAACAAATAGATCGATGTGTAACTTACAACTATGCTGAAAACGTTTGGACAACTTCATCTTTAGATAGAACGACATATAGTGATCAAGGGGTGTTTGATAAACCTTACGCTACAGATTATGATAGCACTTCAACACCTGTATTTCCAGGTATCTTAGGTATTACAAATTTATTTGGAGCATCTATTTACTATGAACACGAAACTGGAACCGATCAAGTTAATAGTACGTCAACTACTGCTATACCTGCTTTTATTAGATCAGGAGATTATGATATTACATCTAGAAGAAGTGCTTTAGGTCAAGCAACGGGGGTTGTAGACTATCGAGGAGATGGTGAATTTTTTATGGCTGTAAGAAGGTTTATACCTGATTTTAAATATCAAGAGGGTAATGCTAAAGTAACTTTATTTGTTAGTGCTTATCCTGATGATGTAGCTGTCAGCTCTCCGCTAGGACCCTTTACAGTTACTTCTTCTACTGATAAAGTAGATACAAGAGCTCGAGGTAGACTTGTATCTGTTAAAATAGAAAATGATTCTACAGGTGAAACCTGGAGATACGGAACACTAAGACTTGATGCACAACCGGACGGAAGAAGATAATGCCACCATATGGATTATATAGTTTAGCTAATACGCCTGAAGAATTATTACAGGGTTATGGAACTGTAAGAGGATACGATACTGATCCTGCTTTTGGTAATTTAAAAACAGATATAAGATTTCAACCAGCTCCTTTTACAGGAGCAAGACCTTTTCAAAATATGTTTGATTTATCCCCTGCTTATTTTGAAGGAACAAATTTAGGTTTTGATGCTGATTTATACAATCCTTCTTTTGGAGGTGTTTCTGGTTATCAAACTGATGCAGATGATGTAGAAATGATAGGTGAAAAAGAAAAAGAAGCTAGAACTGGTATACAAACTATTTTAAATCTTTTAAATCCTTTATCTATAGCATTTGGACCGGTAGGTTCTATTGTTGGTGGAGGATTAGAAAGTATAAGAAACTTAAATCAAAGACTACGTGCTACAGATTTTGGAAGATCAAAAACTTTAGCTGAGTTTCTTGATAGAAGAGCTAGAGCTAAAGAAGCTTCTAGAAGAGCAGAAAGTTTTGCAGACTTTGCTGAAAGAACTGCAGGAACAGAAGCAACTGGTGGAGCAGGTGATTTTTCAACACCAGCAGGTTTAGATACTAGTTATGAAGAAGCCTCTAGATCATTTGGAAGGGACAGATAATGGCTAAAGTAACAAACTATATACCAGAACCAAAACAAGAATATGATGTAGAAAATCAAAGACAAATATTAGAGTCTTTAACTACATTACAAAATCAACTTAATTTTTCTTTTCAACAAGATTTAAAAAACGAACAGGATGCATTTAACTATTTCTTATCATGAGTATATTTTATAAAAATCAAGGTTTTAAACAAAGTGGTACAGGTAAAACTACAGTGCTTACGTGCCCCACTGATGGAACAATTATAGTTAAAAGTGTATATTGTGCAAACAATGATGCATCATCAGGTATTTTAGTACAAATGAATTTGGTAGATTCTTCTGACTCTAGTGCTGAATATGAATTTTTTAGAGATGAAGTAGCTGCTAAATCACAAGTAAATGCCTCACCTCAAGGCTTGAATTTAGAAGCAGGTGATGCTATAACTGTGCAAGCAGCGACAGGAAGTAATACAATACAAGGTGTAATAAATTATGCCTTAATAAATAGAGAGAATGAAAACGGATAATAAATTACCAAATATTGATTGTACAACTATAATAACATATAGAAATACAAAAACTGGTGAAACATATAAAGAGAAGAAAGAAGGACCTGATATTGTTCAAGATGTTACTGTGCAGGTTACTAATAAAGGTCTAGAGGTCTTCCAGAAAGTTATGAATGATAATAAGAAACCAAAACCCTAGAGGCGGAACAGAATTACAATTCGAATATTTAGAAAAATATGTCGATAAAAATTTATTAGATCAAGTACAGATTTGTACTTCGGTGCCAGAAAAAATACCTTTGCACCCAACTAAACCAAATATACTTTGGCAAAAAAATTCTTACGATCAACCTAATTTAGCTCCATGGTTTAGTAATCCTGCTAATCATAATAAATACGACTGGTATGTTTTTAACTCACATTGGAACTACGAAAAGTTTAGATATAATTTTAATATACCAACTAGTAGATGTGTGGTTATTAAAAATGGTATTGATAACATAGAAAAAGCTAAGCCATATAAAAAAGGTGAGCCTATAAAAATAATACATCAAAATACACCTTGGCGTGGTTTGTCTGTATTATTAGGTGCGATGCAATTAGTAAAAAATCCTTTGGTTACATTAGATGTATATTCTTCTACGGAAGTTTATGGTAAACAATTCTACGACCAAAACGATCATGAGTATAAAGAGCTTTACGATCAAGCAGAAAAATTACCTAACGTAAATTATATTGGGTACAAATCAAATCAATATATAAAAGATAATTTAAAAAATTATCACATGTATGCTTATCCAAGTATTTTTGAAGAAACGTTTTGTATATCTTTATTAGAATGTATGGCTGCAGGGTTATATTGTATAGTAGATGATTTAGGCGCTTTGTACGAAACAGGAGGAGAGTTTCCTATGTATGTGCCTTACGATTCTAATCACAGAGCTTTAGCACAAAAGTTTGGTTTTGGTATAGAGCAAGCATCTTATACTTTAGATCACAAACAAATTCATGATCATTTAGATTCTCAATCAAGATACGCACATATATATTATAATTGGAGTAAAATAGCTATGCAGTGGACAACTTTTTTAAAAGGGGTAATTAATGCAAAATCCTAATAAACCTATTTGGTTTAACGAAGATACTTATCAAACTATTAAACAATCTAATACAGGAGCAGAGGTAATAGATTTATCTGATCCAAAACCTGAAGATAGATCACCTTATAAAATAATGGTGTGCACTCCAGTGCATAGTGATGTTTCTATGCATTACTGTCAAGCAGTATTAAAGTTTCAACAAGATTGTATGTTAAGAAAAATATTAGTTAGCTTTACTATAATGAAATCATCTTTAGTTACTCAAGGTAGAAACTTATGTGTGGCTGAAATGTTAAATCATGAAGATGGTTATACACATTTATTATTTATAGATTCCGATATTGATTTTAATTTTCAAACTATTGAGACAATGTTAAAAGCAGATAAAGATGTTATTGCTTGTCCTTATCCAATGAAGTCATTAGATTGGGATAAGATATTTCAAGAAAAAGATAAGGCTCAAAATAAAGATCAATTAAGAAGACCTGGATATACATTTCCTATAAAACTAAATGATCAAAATCATATTGAATCTAAATTAGGTATTGTAGAGGCAACACATGCTCCTACAGGCTGTATGTTAATTAAAAGAACAGTATTAGAAAAAATGATGAAACATCATCCAGAACTAGAAATATTTCAACCTACTAATATTAATGGTAAAGAAGAGAAAAAAGCTAACTTTTATAATTTATTTGATACCATTCATGATACAGAAACTAAACGTTATTTTGGTGAAGACTTTGGTTTTTGTCAAAGATGGACCGATATGGGTGGTAAAGTATATCTATATATTATGGACTATATAACCCATGTAGGTGAGCATCAGTTTTGTGGTAGGTTCTTTGACAACCTAAAACCAGCTATTGACGATACGAAAAAAATCAAATAAAGTGTGATATTTCAGGATAAGTACGCCTGCCCTTAAACTAAATTTAGACAAAATTATGGCATTAACAAATACTAAAAAAGCAAAAAAATTCATGGCAGGTGCACCTAATATTACATTAAGGGGTGATTTAAGACCTAAAGAAGATATGGCCGATGGTGGTAGAGTAAAATACGGTTTAGGTAGTCTTGTTAAGAAAGCTAAAAAAGTTGTTAAAGGTGTAGTTAAAGGTGTTAAAAAAAATCCTTTATTAGCTGCAGCTGCTTTAAACTTTGCGCCTATGTTAGGTGGTAATCAACCTTTCTTTGGTATAGGTGGTTTACAAGGAAGTATTAAAACACTTCCAAATCCTTTAAGTTTTTTAGGTTTAAGTGGTGATAAAGAAGGAGCTGGTGCTGCAATGGATGCATTAAAAATAGGTGGAGCTGGAGCAGTTATTACAGGGTTGTTAGCACAAAGAGAACAACTACCTGGAGAAAGCGAATCTGATTTTTCTGAAAGAAGAGCACAAGTAAATGATCAATTAAAAGTGCAATTTTCTAGATTGTATCCACAAGGAGAAGCTGAGTCGGATACTGATTATGATGTTAGAATAACTGCTATGGTAGAAGCGGCTGATGATTCTACAGTTGATGTAGGAAATATGGCAGAAGGTGGTAGAGCAATGAAAGCTATGGGTGATTCAGCTAGTGAAAATGCTATGCAAGCAGCAGGTATCGAGGGTTTACCTCTTAGAGAGAATTCTAAAGGAGTTAAAGAAATAGATTTAAGAGAAACAGGTGGATTTATACCTCCAGTTGGTGTAAAAGAGAAAGCAGATGATATCCCAGCGATGTTATCAAACAACGAATTCGTATTCACTGCTGATGCAGTTAGAGCTGCAGGTGGTGGTAGTGTTAACAAAGGTGCTCAGAGAATGTATGATCTCATGAAAAACCTAGAGAGCAAGGTAGTATAATGGCAGAAATTTCAACAGTACAACAATTACCCGCACCATTTATTGAAGCTGCAGGTAAAACTTTTTTATCTGATTTACAGTCAGCTATTGGTGGATTACGTGGTGCAGATTTATCAAAAGTTATGGGTCCACAATTTGTGGCTCCAACATCAGCTATTACACAAGAAGCACAAGCACTAAGAAGTGGTCTTGGATCTTTTGCTCCCTTCTTACAAACAGCAGCAGCTACAACCGGACCAACTGCTTATCAGCAGTTTATGTCACCGTATCAACAAGATATAATTGATACAACGTTAGCAGACTTTGATGTTCAAGCTGCAAAAGGTTTACCTGCATTAAGAGCACAAGCAATTGGTTCTGGTGCATTTGGAGGTGGTAGAGAAGGTGTTCAGCTAGCCGAGTATCAAGCAACAAGCGACAGGAACCGAGCAGCATTACAGGCACAGTTAAGACAACAAGGATTTACACAAGCTCAACAGTTAGCTCAAAATCAATTTTTAAATCAATTAAATTTAGCTCAAACTGCACCGGCATTAGCAGGTCAACAGATTTCAGCATTAGGTGCATTAGGCACACAACAACAAGCACAAACACAAGCTGACTTAGCTGCTCAACAACAATTGGCTTTAGCACAACAGCAGCAGCCATTAAACTTAGCTCAAACACTTGGTCAAGGTGTTATGGGATTAATCTCTGGATACCCAGCACAATTCCAAACTCAAACAACACCTACACCTTCACCATTACAAACAGCATTAGGGGCTGGAGCTACATTAGCAGGGGTATATAGAGCATTTAGATAATATGAGTAAAATATTTAAAAGACCTATGTTTAGAAAAGGCGGTGACGTCGGTGGTGGTATTATGGATAATGTTGTTGATAGAAGACAGTATGCTAATAGTAATATTAAAGATTTGTCCATAGATGAAAAAATTAAAATGGTTGAAGGTCTTGGTGGTTCGGACAAAGGTCTTGGAGATCCTTTAACACAATTTTTATTATCAGTTGGTCCAAACATTGCAACTCAAACAGGTAAAGGTGGATTAATTCCAAATATATTAGAAGCTTCCAAAGAACCTATAGGTAGATTAATTAAGGATGCAAGTGATAGAAGAAAAACAAGACAAGCAATTGGATTAGAGTTTATTAAAGATTTATCTGACTCAGATAAAATAGCTTTACAAGAAAAGATAGAATATTTAATGTCAGAAGAAGGTGGTGGATTTAGTAGAGAAGAAGCATTTAACAGGGTCTTACCTGAATTTAGAAAATCTAAAAGCCCTACAGACATAGCAAGAGATGAAGAATCTCTTAAAATAAAAGATATTATAGATGTAACATCAACTAGAACTGGACCTACTTTAACAACTAATCAAGCTAATCTTATTTATAATGATGAGTTAAGATTACAAAAAGCTAATCCAGATGCCTATAATAAATTTTTAAGAACTTCATCAAAGGATAAATATATTTACGGTGCTGATGAATACCAAGGTGATATTAATTCTGAAGGTGGAGCAATTCTTAAAGAAGGTGCAATATTAGATAGTCTTCCAGAAAACACTTATCTTTATGATATTACAACTGGTAATTTTATATACAGACAAGGTAAAAAAGTATTTAAATTAGACCTAGATATACAGGAGGAGTAAACCATGGCTGAGCCAAGTTGGTACGATTTTCTTATTCCTTCTAAAGAAACAAGAGAAGCAATTTTAAAAGGCATTGAAGCAGGTAAAAGAGACGTTCGTATTTTAAAAAGCGAAGGTCCTCAGGCTTTAGAACTTAGACGTAAAGAAGAAGAATTTTTAAATCAAGGCTTTGATGACGAAACGTCTGCTCAACTAGCTAGAGATGCACTTGATAACGATAAACGATTTAGAATCATTCCAAAAGATATTAATTTTATTGGTGATGCAAAAGCATCTACAATAGATACAGAAGAAACAGAAACAGAAGAAGTTAAAGATATTAAAACAACAGAAAAAGTTGGATTAGGTGATAAGGATGATTATGAAGTAGGTTTAGGTCAATCTTTAACTGGAGCTGTTGTTAGTGCAGGTATTAAATTTCCTAAAGGTATAATTAATTTTGGAACATTAGTTTACGATGCAGCAACAGGTGATGGTATAGAAGTTGATCAAAGTTTAACAGAAAGATTTAATAAAACTTTTGATAAAACTATTTTTGGATTAATAGAAAATCAAGCAGAGGAAGATGCAAGAGCTACGGCTGCAGGTCATTTAACAGAAGCGTTTTTACAAATATTTAATGCAGCTAAAGTTGGTACTAAAGTATTAGGACCTGGTATTCAATACGCTAGTAGAAAAGCAAGAGAGCTAACACCAAGATTAGTAAATGCTATTAAAACAAACAGATATGCTAAATTAGATGATACAGCAACTGCTGTATCTAAAGCTGGTAGTAAAGCAAAACAATTAAATTTACCTAACCGTTTTGATAAATTTGCAGCTATCTCTATTGGTGGTGGTTTTGGTGGTGGTGCTATTGTAATGAAATCAGAAGACATAGGTACATTTGGAGATATAGACGCTTTAGATTTTTTAGGCACAGGTTTAGATAGAGAACAAAAAGAATCAGCAAACGAAGATGCATTTAGACAATTAAATAATAAATTTAAATTTAGTGCAGAGCTAGCTTTTCCTATTGTGCCATTTGTTTATGGTACAGCAAAGACAGCCAAATTACTTGCTACCAAAGGTAAAGATCTTGCATTTAGTAATTCTCAATTAGAAAGATGGGTTGATAAATTTGTAGGCAAACCTTTTAGATCACGAAGTGATAAAGCTCAAGAACTGTTTGATGGTATTCAAAGACTAGAGGGTCAAAAGAGTGCTGTTAAAATTGCAGCAGATGATGCAGCTAAAAACTTTGATGATGCATTAAAAAAGATTTCTAGAAATAGCACTAAAGCATCTGAAGCTATTCAAAACCCTGCACAGCTATCAGAATTGTTTTCTAATTTTTTATTAACAACTGATGATGTGGTTAGTAAAAATAGAATTATATTTAAAGGTTTTTCTGATAAATCATTAAAAGCTTTTAGAAGTGCGATGAATAAATTAGGTGTTAATAAAGATCAAATTACTGAATTAATTAATGATGGGATTAGTTTTAGAACTACGGCTGCTGCTTTAAAAAATGTAGTTGCACAAAATAAAAATATTAAGGTTGCTGTCTCAGATTTAAATACAATTTTAAATAATAGAGTTAAATATAATCTAGGTGCTGATTATAAAATTTTTGATATGAACATGGGATTGTTTGATGGATTCAAACCCACACTTGCTGCAAAAGAAGACGTAGCTAAAATAATTCAAAGATATCATATTAATAATGGTGAAAAAGGTTTTTCTAGAGACGATGCTATGATTGTAGTTAATAATATTTTAAAACGTGTAACTAAAGATCCTGTAACTAAAACACCTACCTTTCCTATTGGCACGGCTAATATTTTAGATGACTCAGCTGTACAGATAAAAAGCATAGGTGAAAACATAACGGCAGGTGGTAAATTTAAAGCAGATAAAGTAGGTGGATTAATACAAACTAAATCAGATCTTGCTGCATTTAATACTTTGTTTGGTAAATATAAAAATGCAAAGAACACAATCTATAATGTAATGACTGATCTTGCGGATATAGTTGCAAGAGATAATTTTTATACAAAACTATTAAGTGATAGTAATGCTATAAAAGCAAGTGGTGGTAGAGCTTTGTTTTATAATTCATACAACGAGGCTTTAAAAAATTTACCTTACCAAGAAATTACACGTGCGCCTTTAAAACTTAGTACTAGATTATCCGATCAAGTATATTCATCACCTTTGGATGGTAAATTTACAAGTAAAGCCTGGGCAGATTCTATAAAACATGGGGATGAAGTTATAGGTAGTGCATTAACAAGATCACTTCCATATAGAGCTATGTTGTTAATACCTAAAGGTATATCACAGGCGGGTAAAACTATTCTTGGTCCTTTTACACACTTAAGAAACTTTTTCTCTGCTGTGTTTACTACAGTACACAGTGGTAACATTTTAATACCACCACAAAAATTATTTGAATTTTTTACACAAGCTGTAAAATCTGCACAACCACAATTATTGTACCGGGCAACAGGAAACCCTAGATTTAGAAATACACCTGACGATCAAGGGTTGTATAAATTTTTATTAGAAGAAGGTGTAGTAAATCAAAACGTAGTAGCTAGAGATATTGAAGGATTGTTTGGTGATATTACAAGAGCAGGTAAAAGTAATGAAACAGCTGAAGTATTTTTTAACAAATTAGTTAATTCAACTACACAAAAATTTAAAAAATTATATGGCGTAGCTCAAGATTTATATACGGCTGAAGATGATGTATTTAGAATTACAAACTTTTTAGCAGAAGGTTACAAATATAAAGAGGCATATAAAACTGCTTTTCAAGCAGGTAAAATTAAAAAAATGCCTAGTGATTTAGAAATTATGAAAACAGCGGCTAAGATAGTTAGAGAGACAGTTCCTAACTATGCATATGTATCTGATTTTGTAAAAGGTATTAGAAGATCACCATTAGGAAGTTTTGCATCGTTCCCTTCAGAAATTTTTAGAACAGGTGGTAATACAACTATGCTTGC